AAATATTACTTTCACGGGTACTAATGATAAGAGTATCTTAGTTGCTCAGAAAGGTAATGCTTCCTCTGGTTCTGAAGATCGTTTGATTCCAATTACAGGACATCAAGCTACTGGTACATACCCAGTTACATCTCAGAAGAGAATGTATGTTGAGTTACGAAGACCATCTATCGCAAGAGCTGGTAACCACACGTTTGAATACCTTGGTTTTGGTCCAGGTAACTACTCAACTGGTATGCCTGTACGTCAGGAAGTTGTTCTTACTTCCACACAAGATTTCTATGCTCAGTCTAAGAAACAGAACGGTGGTCTAGTATTCTACACTGGTCTTAACTCAAATGGTGACCTATACATTGGTAACCGTAAGATCAATGCTATTACTGGTGAGGAAGAATTCCTAGAGAGAGCAGCATTAGTTGATTCTGCTGATGATGAAGAGGATATTGGAGATCTAGTTACTACCTTTGATACTCCTGTAACATTCAACCAAAACATTACTGTTAATGGTGGTGATGCACAGGATAAAGATAGCTTCTTTAACTCACCTGTAAGGATAAATGTTCTTGGTAGAGTTAGAAAAAATTCTCTGCAAATTGGATCCTATGTAAGTAGCGATGCATCTGATAAAGATGATCAGACACTTGATAGAGGATCTCAGACTCTTAATACAGATACATTTGGTGATGTTGTACTTGGTAGAAACAGAGTAGCTGCATCTGTATTCCAGTTTAACCCACGTGGTTCATCTGGTGCTGCTCAAGGATATAAGATACAGAACCATGTTGTTAGTAACCTTGGATCTAATATTGCACCAAATCAAAGTCCTCTTTATAACACTGGACTTGGTACTGCAATTGATTCATCTCAACAGGTTCAGTATGGTAATGCTGGAGCTCCTCTATCTGGAGACATGTTACTTAAGGGTAATGATGTAGGACAGAGTGGTTCTCTTGGTTGGATATTTGCAAACTACTTTGCAACTGTTCCTAATAATAGTATACAGCACTTTACTATGAATGGTAGTAAAGAAATTACTATCACATGGGGTAGCAATCTATCTAACCAACAGGTTGGTGTAACAAGTGGATCTCAGATTAAGATCACTGGTTATAGTGACAATGCATTCAATGGTACATGGTTGGTTGATCCTAATGGATTCAGTGGATCAGCTACTACATGTAAGTTTAACATACTTGTTAATAGATCAAGTATTGGTAATGATAACCCAAGACTATGGTCTGATGAGGTTACGACCAATCCTAATATTAAACTTGAATTCTCTAATTCTACTTGGAAGGAGTTTGGTGTTCTTGGTGCTGAGTCTATTAGAACACACGTACAGAATATTGGTGATTATAAGGTTGGTATTAACACAGTCGCTAGGGCTAATCATTCTGCTTATCTAAATGCATGGAATGATTTAGATACAGCTCCTAAATCAAACTTAGATGTTGTTGGTACTGCATGGATTAGTGGTAGGACTATTACTAATTTCCTTGATGAAGCACAGTTTGGTAATAGAACTAAGGTAGATCAAGACCATGCATTTATGGTTGGTGGTGATAGTTCTGATGCTGATGCTACTGCAACACTTAGAGTTGCTACCAGTGGTAATGGTAAGGTTGGTATTAATACACTTGGACCTTCAGTTACTACTCCAGCTACAATTGATATTACCAATGAAGTACTTGATTCAACATTAACTGTTGTTGGTACTGGTAGATTCACTGATAATGTTGCATTAGAACAGGATGTTCTAATTGGTTCTTGGCCTGATGCAGATCTTAATGGTACTGTCAATGTAACAACGGGTATCACAACGGGGACATTCAACTTCTTAATGAATAATACTTTTGTTGGAACACAGAGTGTTACAACAGGTGGTACTAAAGGATTGTTGATGGCTGGTTATGCTCAGAACATTGAGATTGGTAATGCTGCAACAGCAGAGCAAGATATCAAGATAGGTAATCTAAGCACATCAAGTGAAATTACTATTGGAGCTACACCAGATGGTTCAGGTACTGATGTTTCTAAGATTACGATTGGTGGTGCTTCTGCAAGTAACGAGTCTTCATCTTATACACAGGTATCAACTAAGACTCTCAAGGTTGATGGTGATCAATGGTTAGGATTTGGTAGAGGTATTACTGATAGTGTAAACCTTGCAAGCCCTGCTGGTACTGTTGAGTTCTTCTCTAACTCTGGTGGTCCTTCTGCTATTAACTTTGCTCTTAATGCATCTGATATTAATATTGCTGGTCAAGGTGGTAGAACTAAGATCAATAACCAACTTGAAGTTGTTGCATCTGCTAAGTTTAATGCTGATGTGCATTTATGTGGTGGATTAGAATCCTTTACATTTACTGGTGGTAGAGGAACACTTGGTTCTTCAATATCTGCTCATGCTGATGGTATTCTTGGAAACTCTCAGTTTAATAAGAATGTTGACATATTAAATGTACTTGCTCTTCCTAATACTGATGCTAATTACAATGAGGTTAACGCTGAAGGTTCTGACCCTTGGGGTGGTACTGAGTATCAGAATGCTAGAACTAACGTAACTCCAAATTTACCAGCTCTAACTGGTGATGAATACTATCTACCAATCAGAGATGCTGATCCAAATGGATATTTTGCAGAGAATGATTATATCATTATTGATAGTGGAATAGTTGGTGTTACTAGACACCCTGAAATTGTTCAGATTATTGAATTAACAAGTGTAATTACTGCACCTTATTATCTTAAGGTTAAGCGTCAACCATTTGGTACATTTACTGGAATTATTATAGATCACCAAGATCTTACTCCAATCTATAAGGTTAACGTACAGTTTGATTCTACATGGACTGAAACTGCACTTGATGATAGTGGACCAGAAGATACTGTAGATCTTGCAGAATTTGGTGGTGGACTAACAACTAATGATTATATCTTTGTTGATCGTGATCCAGCTTCCCCTTCAGTTGGTGAAGCAATCAAGGTTGGAACACTACTTGGTGAAGTAGAACAGAAGTTAAGAGTATCTGATTGTGATAATCCAGATACGGATGTATTTGTTGTTAATTCTGTAACTGGTAACACATACATTGGTGGTAAACTTGATATCAATAACTCTGTTGCTATTAGTGGTGGATGTGAAATACTACCGAAGGGTACGACATTACAAAGAACATTTATAGGTGACCTTGTACCTGCAAGTGCAGCAGAACCTTTAAATTATATTATCAGTGGTATAAGTTCAACTGATATTGCTACACTCCAGATTGGTGATATTGTTAAGTTGGATGGTTATGCTGAAGGGAATCCAGTTATTGTTAATGATAACACAAAGATTCTTGAGATTCATAGTGATAAGATTAAGATTAGTAGAGCAATAAGTTCTGGTCAAACAATTAATGATATTAATTTCAGAGCTATTACTAATGAGACATTTGTTATTAACAATGGAGCTGGTCAGAATGCACTTCATCTTGACACATGTACTGCTGTTCTTGAGATTGGTAATCAATCTAGAAGAATAGATGTAACGAAAGCTTTAGGAACTCAGACTGCTGCTAATACTGTTGCAACATTTGATAGTCTTGAAGAACATATTAGAGTCTATTCTTATTGGGTAGATCCACTAACATTCAACACTGGTGGTCCTACATCAGTTTTATCTGCAAATGCAGTTACTGATACAAATCATCCTGGTAAAATTTTCCTACCAGTTAATACTCTTGGAGAGAATGATGGTAAGTTTGCTATTGGTGATCTAGTTTTAGTTGGTAAAACTGTTGACATTGATCAGAACTTACTACAAGGAACAGATGCTGAAGTCATGCTCATTGAGAGTATTGATGAGACTACTAAGACCTTGAGATGTGCTCCTGCACAAGAAGGAACTACTGGTAAAGCTCTATCAACTTATCTAATAAATGATACTACTGTTATTAGAATTCTGAAGCATGTTGATACTTCACATGTTGAAGATATTGCATTGAGAAATAGAGATCTCTCTGGAGTACCAACTCCTTATATTTCTCTAATCCTTAGTCATGGATATATTGTCCAGACTAAGCTTGACCATGCTCAGTGGATTAGGTTAGTTGATACTAGAGAGGTTGCTGCTGGAGGTACATTACCTGACACTTGGTTCTATGTTAATGGAAACCTATTTGGTGCAGTTCACAATCCAGTAATGAATGAGTACACACATGATGGTGTGGTAGGTCATTCTAAGGGTACACTTAAGGTTAATAATAACTTTGAGATGATTGGTGGTGATGTTAATATCTACGATTCTGTTAGACAGACTACAATATTAGGTATTAAGAATGATGATGGTCATGCTGATCATGCTGGTACAATATCATTTGAAGCTAGTATAATTGGTCATGGTTCACTTGTTGTTTATCCAATAACATGTCCTGAACAACAGAGTGGTGCATGTGATCCATCACTACTTGTTGATACTGGTGGTAATGTAACTACTGGTCTTTCACTTAGTGTTACTGGTAATGCATTAGTAAATCCAGCTAAGAATGCTAAGTTTAGTATCCATAACTTAGGTTATAATGGTACTGATAAGTTTGTAATTAACCATGATAATTCTATTGATTCATTTGGAATTGATAACTTCTATACTAAGACTGGTGGTAGACATGCGAGATATCTTGCTACAGGAGCTGCTGCTTCTAATACATACTTAGAGGCGAACATTTCTTACTTCGTCAACGTTGCAGATGGTGATGAGTTTGTTGTATATCTCCCAGAGAATCCAGTAACAGGTGACAGTGTTAATATTGTTGAGGTTGGTGGCAATCTAACATATAATACTTCTCTTATTGTTAGAGCACAGGGAGCTGGAACAAAGGTACAAGGAGATTCTGCTGGTACAACACTAGGAGGTCTTCCAGTTCCTTATACTTCAGGTGAATTGGTTGTACAAACACCAAATGCAGCATTTACTTTGATATATCTTGGTGGTGTTGATTCAAATGGTTCTCCTGTTGGTGGATCATTCACAGGTTGGTGGCTCAAGGAGGTTTAATGGCTCACTATAACAGAATTAAAACTCAAAAAATTGCCCCAGTAGGGACAATTCTGCCTTGGACAGGAGGCTCTACTGTAGGAGATTCAGCAGATGATATCCCAAGAGGATGGTTAATATGTAATGCTGGACAGAAAGGTTTGAATGCTGCTGATTATCCTATTTTAGCTAGTATCATTGGTAATGAGTATGGTCCTTTTCCTGACGCAACTATTGGTCAGCAGACAGGAATTAATTTTGGTATAGTGAATGCTTTTCCATATAATAAGGATATAGCTAGTGGTCATGTTGATACATTTGATCTTCCTAATCTGAATCAGGTTGCGTTGGTTGATCTTGAAATGGGATTGGTTGATACTGATTCATCTAATGGTGATTCTGATATTACAGTGGTTGGTCCATATATGAGTAGGAATGGTTCAACAGGAACACAAGCAAAGACTTTGGTTAAGAGTGACATTGATTTGTCATTTAATGTGGAGCCATCTAATAACCTCGCTGGTAGGGTAACTGGTATTGTAATGGATCCACCAATATATTTTACCAGTGCATATGTTATACCTAGAAAATTAGGTATTGATCATACACCAGCACATACTCATAGACCAGCAAGTGATAGTGAATTTGATCAATTCTTCTTTGCTAATCCAACTGGAAATAAATTATTAGAGTGGCAGCCAGGTAAAGGTTTACAGGATGCTTCCAATGTAAGTTCAGTCACGGCAATTGGATGGAAAGGAAATACTAGTCAGGCACATACATTTAGACCAGGATTATATGATGTTACATGGTATGATCAAAATGATGGTGGAATATCAATGGTTGATGGTGGTACTCAGAAGAATGTAGCTGCAACTGCTGGAGCAGTTCCTGTAGGTCCCACTGGTGGAAGAACTATTCCCATCACAGCTCAGATTGAAAATGAATATCAGGACATGAACGCTGCTATTCCAGGATTACCACCTGCACCTGCACATACTGGTGCATTTCCACCTGCTGGTAGATATCAAGGAGCAAGAAATTTCTACGCATCAACAGATATTCCAGTAGCACATAGAGGAGCTGGTATGCCAAATAGTTATGTAGAAGATGAACCAGTTAATGCAGAGGGTAAGCAAGTACCAAATCCAAATGTAACCAATACATATACTACATGTCTTAATCATGAAGCAGAGAGATTTGCTGATGCTGGATTGAGATCACACAAACATGATTCAATGGAGATATCAATGACTAAAGGTAGTCTGGGTATACCTACTACACTTCTTGTTAATAATGTTTCTACTGGTACTACTGTCCCAGTAGATATTGATACTGCTCTGAGTGTTAATGTTAATGCTAATACTCCTTCACAAACAATGATATACATCATGAGGGCATTCTAATGGCAGTATTTTATAACAGAGAGAAGGGTAAGTTAGGTTCTTTAACTGGCACAATTATACACTTCCCAGTTCAATTAACTGATGAGGATCCAGCTTCTAGTGTTAATAGAGAATTACTACCAGCTGGTTATCTGAGATGTGATGGCAGAGTATTAACTGCTGTTGATTATCCTATGTTAGCTACATGTCTTGGTACTGGTACAGAGTCTAGGTTTAGAAAGACAACTCAAGCATTAACTGACGATCAATTCCAGTTACCAGATCTTAGGAGTAAGCATATTAGAGCAACTACTTCAGCAAACATTGGTGTGTATAATGATTTGGAAGTTGAGAATGATGCTGAGAGAATGGAATTAAAGACTGGTGTTGGATTGGATGTGATAATGAATGTGTCTAGTCCATTTGAACTGACATATAATGGATCATTTTATATTCCCCCACAAGAAGAACCAATGAGGGGAGAGCCATCATTTACTGTTGATACTGGTGGATACACAGCTAGTGCTGAAGTTCCTGCTAATGGATTTCAACCACATATGCACAGGTCAACTACATCACGTGCAAGGATGAAGGATAGGAATGGTAATGACTTTGGCTCCTTGCAGTATAATTCTATTAGAACAAAGAGTTCTCTTGATATGTGTGCTTGGTGGGAAAATACTAAGCAGATGTTATGTTATTGGAATATAACAACATTATCACAGTCAGGTCAACAATCAGATTCAAACTTCACATCATACTATGAACAGTATGGTCTATGTTGGAACGCTTGTGGTCAATTTTATTCTCAAGGATATTGTTTATGGCCAGATACTACTACATGTCCTAACGTAAATAATAAAACATGGAATGTTAGATTGTCAGTTTATGAAGAATGTAACAGAGGTAAAGGTAGTGCTGGTGATACTACTACATTTGGTGGACCTTCTGAACCAGCTCCATTAACTTCTACAAATGGAATAACATACCAACCAACATGGACACAGGCTTGTGTATGTACACTACCAATTCTGGCATGGTGTCCAGCTGCATTGAATGGTGGTGATACTAACTTTATTAACTCTAGTCAATTAACAACTGATTTCCAAGGTGAGAAGCAGTTACCATTTTCACCAGTGGATGATTTATATCAGGTTGGTCATGGTTCAGTTCAGAATACTACCATGCAAACAGGATTCTATGGTAATGATGGTACTCACCGTCATAATATGGATTTCAATACAGATATCCCTCATACATTTGTTATGAAAACTAGAGCATCATTTGCTAGAGCAGATGCTGGATTGGTTTCTAAAATTACTATAGATACTAATACTGCACCGAAGGCAGATAAATATATACAACCATATATTGTTACAGAATATTTAATTAAGACCTGATGGCAACATATAGAAACGCAGTTACTAATTATTATACTGATAAGATGGGATCCTATGCTCAGATAGGATCTATCACTCCTGTTCTTGCTAATGCTTGGACTGGTACATCAAGTAAAACTCATCACGCACATTATGGTTATTTGTATTGTGATGGATCTTCTTATCCTATTAGGGATTATCCAATGTTGTATGAGAAGATTGGTAATAACTATATGACACCATTAGAATTAATTGATGCTAATTCATTTAGTTTTACTTCTGCTGGTGGTGAGTCTACTATTTACAGGACATTTGTTGATGGCACTGATGTATATGCTGAGATTTATAAGAATACTTATTCACCTTCAGGGAGCTCCACAACATATTCATATCAAGCTATTCCAAATCAAACAAGTCTGAGATTTATTGATGGACTAGGGGATTATCCTTCTGGTGGTACTGTATTTGAGGCTGATAAGGATTATCTTTTAAATTATAGTGAAACATATCAGAGTTTAGCAGCTAGATCTGATACTACTGTACACAGATTTCTTATTAATGCTGCTGCTACTTCAGATGGTACTGTAACTGTTAACTGGAATGTCACTTCTCAGGCTATTGTACCTACTGGTGGACAGTATCCTACTGTTGATGCACAATATTATGGTACTGTACCTTATTTCCAACCAGGAACATTAAACCCAGCTACTGGATTGCCATATCCTACTGGATATGATGAGTATGTTGGTGCAGAGAATGATAGCCCTGATTTATATTGGGGTAATATGGTTGGATTACCAAGTGGTGTCACAGTAGATACGTATGAAATATATCTACAAGATATGTCTCAACAAGATTATGTTCAGTGGCATATTACTGGTATACCAAATAATATAATAAGTATGCCAATTAATGGTGCAGCTCCAACTGGTTCAACAGTTGTTGATAACTGGTTGGCTAATTCACCTATAGTACCAATACCAGGAACTATTGCTGGTTGGATTAGAGATAATGGATACTCAGGACCACAACCAGATAGTGGTGAGAAGCATATCTATAGACTTAATATTATCGCTAGATTGAGTAACTCACAGTCACTGATAACACATAAAGATTTCGTAGCTGGTACTGGTAATCTAGTTCCAATATATCCACAAAATACACCAACATATGAAGATAACTATGTTATTACTGGTGTAAGCTCTGGTATTAATAATAATGTATTTAATGTGGACATGGCATCATTGCCTGTTCATGCAAATTCAGGTGGAGTAATCACTGGACATCCTAAGATTAGATTTAGAAAGAGTTATTTACCTCAAGATTTTCCAATTGTCATTGGCAATTTTAAAGTACCAGACTACAGACAGAAGAAGTTAATAGGATATGGTGAGGGTGTGTCAGGAGCTGGTACTCCATTAGTTGAAGCTAGAGCAACAGTTAAAGTTGGTGATGTTGGTGGTCAGTGGCAGATAAGAGCATCAAGGATTGATGATGCAACTGAGTTCTTTACAATTAGTGATGTTCAGACAACTGGATACAGTGATGTTACAACACAAATTCAACCATATATTACAGGTAAGAAAGACTTTACTGTTGGACCAATTGGTGATTATATATTCTCTAGACCAGTAGAGCATCAGCATTATCTATTGAACAGTCAAACAAATAGTATGTTTGAAGCTTCTCTTGGTGGTGTTGATTCATTTACAACTGGATATAGAGATGCTAAGGGTGGTGTTCTTAATTTCTTCCCAAGTACTAGTGATGAGATACCATTAGGTCATGCTCATGGACTAACAGATGTTAGACCAACGAATGCTGTTACATCAACTTATGGTAACAGTGCTGGTATTGGTGACAGGATAGAAGATACAGCTAATCCTGGATGTTATTTGTATAAGATTACTGAACCACCAACTCAATCATATTCAACTATTACATGGGATGGTACATATATTATTGTCAATTCACCAACAGAGCATGGTATTTCTATTGATGATTGGGTTACTATTGCTAGTGCTGGAACAGGATATGATGGTAGTTTCCAAGTAGTTCAACAAGGACATGCTTCAAATTCATTTAGAGTTATACCCCCATCAGATAATCAACCAACAGCAGCTAGTGGTGCTGCTGGTGGTACATTTAGAGAGGCAGCTGGTTACTTTGAGGATGTAACATCAACACCTGAGCCTAGAGTATATGTTGTTGATGCTGCTACTTCTATTGGTGGTAAGCCATCAATAACATATCCACCAGGATCTTATGTGGAGAGATATAGTAACGAACTGACTAGTAGCGGCACAATATTTAAAACTTTAGCTGATAGTAATCCTAACACAAAGAAATATACAGTCACCTTGGTAGCTCCTGGTGGAGGTGGTGGTGGAAGTGATGGTAATGGTAGTAATGGTGGAGACATCACATGCTCATTCACATTAAATAATGTTCAGCATACTATTACAGTAGGTGGTGGACAAGGTGGAAAGTCTGGTAGTAGTGGTGGAGATGGTGGAAATGGAGGTACATTTAGTTTAGGATCAAATTCTAACCAGTTAACTGGTGCTAATGGATTCAACTTGGATCAGCAATTGACTGGACAGGATGGAACTAACGGTGGTTCAGGTACTACTGGTGGATATATACCACCTGGTGGATATATTGGTGGAGGACCACAAGCAGAATCAGGTAATGGTGGAGATGGAGGATATTCTACAACACCTAATTCTGGTAGCTTTGTAAAGAGTTTTAGTGGTGCTGGTAACTACAGTTATAATGTATTACAAGATCCAAATCTCCCTGCTCTAACAACAGTTGATAGGATTGACATTGATATGTCTGGTGGAGCTGGTGGTCCTGGTAATCTTAATAAAACTAGTGGATGTCAATCTGATGCCAATGGATTAGGTGGACCTGGTGGTAACGGACAGAGAATAACTGCTGTTACTGGCGATGGAGCTACACTAGTTACTAACTTCCAAACTATTATTGTTGGTGCTGCTGGCGGTGGTGGTAGAAATGATTATGCTGACAACAGTACAGAACCAAGAAACAACACTGGTGGATCTGGTGCTGCTAATGGTGGATATGGTGGAATGGGATATTGGGGTAATGGATCATCAGGTGGTGCTGGTGGTGGTGCAACTGCAATCGCTGCTGCAACAGGCTGGATAGCTGGTGCTGGTGGCGACGGTGGAGGAGGCGGCGGTGGCGGCGGTGATAATGACGCTGGTATCGTTGACTTATGTTGGACTGGTGGAGCAGGTATTAATAATCCAAGTGGAATATATAACGCACCATCTATTGGACCAGGAACTAACACTCAACAAATGGGTGGTGGTGAATCATCATGTACCGCTGGAGGCGGTGGTGGTGGAGGTGGTGGATTTGGTCCCGCTGGTGCAGGTAATGGAGGAGCAGGAGGAGTTGCTGGTGCTGGTCACAGTGCAACAGGATCAGGAGCTGGTGGACAAGCTGGACGTTCTGCATATAATGGTACATATTTAAAGAGTGCTAATCTATCAAGTGCTGGATCATCAGGTGATGGGTATGCAAACTTTACAGTACACTACGAAGGAGATGTTACAAATCCTTCTGGTGGTGGCGGTGGATCAGGTGCTTGGGTTTCTTTCACAATACAAGGAGAAGAAATAGAAACTGGATTTACTATTACAATGGGTGGTAAAGGTAATGGTGGAGCTGGTGGTAACTCAAGTGATGGTTCAGAAGGATATGCAAAGATTGTAGCTGAAGGTATTATTCCTGGTTCTGGTACTATTACAGGATATACTACACCTGCTGGTAGGTTCTATGAAGTTCCTGGATATCCTAGTACTCCAGATTGGACACATGATACTATTGGAGTAGCAAATTCAGCTGCTGCTGTGTGGCATAGTGGTAGTGATGACATGGTTGTTGTAGCTCCTAGTTCAGGAACATTCCCTGCTCATTCTACTCAAGCAACTAATTATATCAATTTTACAGGCGATGGTAACAGGTATATGAATGTTGGACCATTCAATTTAAAATCTGTTGAGCAGATGGTATTTACTGTTATTAAAGGTAATGGTAGTAATGGTGGTGATTCACCAGAAGAACCATTGTACTTGTATTATAAGACTTCAATAGAACAAGCAGCTCCTACATTCTTACAAGAGATTGTGAGTAATGGTGTTACTTCTGCTGGTTATGAAGAGTATACTGTTGATCTGGATGAGAATAATAATGCTAGAACTAGTGGAGTGTATCTATATCTAAGTCAAACAAGACCTAGTGGTGGTGATAATACTGATACAAATGATAACTATGGACTAGCACAAATAGGTTTGAAGTATGGACCTGTTACTACACAAGAGTTCACTCCAGCTTCTAATGCTACATTACCTGGTAATGAAGGAGTATGTGGTCCTAATAGTGGATTAAATGTTCTTAGAAAGACATGCACAGCATCTCAATCTAACATTAGATTCTCTGATGGTACATTCTCACTATCAACATCAACACCAATATCAGTCACTGCAACTGCAACACCACAGTCACCGATACCTTTAATCACTAGGTATCATAGAGCTAAATATCTAATAAAGGCATTCTAATGGCACTATCAACAACACCAAATGTTGAGATACTTGTAAATACTTTGGATAGATCCATTCAATACAAGAGTATCCGCAAAGAAATTAATGATGATTATTGGGAGAGTGATATTGTTCCTATCCTCTATCCATTATGGGATAGTGCTAAGGATAAGCTTGAGATGTTTGTTTATAGATTAGATAATACATTTCTAATTCAAAGAACAAAGTATAAGAAGGACTTTAAGACAGGTGAAGGATCATGGTCATCATATGAATTTGATCCTGCTGGTGCATCTGAGTATGATGTTACTGACCTACGTCAGAAGATGATTGATAAGTTTGTTGAGTATAAAGATATCCAAGAAGAAGGATACGAGTCAGTATTGCAGAAAGAATATGCTAGAACAAATGCTATAACATGGAAGAGAATAGGATATGTAAGGAGATTCTTGTTACAAGATTCTGATTATACTGTTGGTAATGATTCACCTTATGATGCTGATACTATTGCATTATGGAAACAGTATAGAACATACATAAGAGATTTGCCTGAGCTCCAGACAGGAGTTACACCATTTGATGTTGTGTTCCCTATCACACCAACAGAGTATTTAAAGAGAAAGGATTTACCAGTGGATGCTGATGTAACAGCAGCTATTGGTGATCAAGGTGTTACTGCTGCTTATCTTACCAGTTCATATCATTTCTGGAAGATGAGTTCTAATACATTATCCACATTTACTCAGAAGATGTCATTTTATATTGCTGCTAAGGTTGCATCATCTGATGAGACAGATGAAAATACTCGTATCATGGTTAGTGACTTCAAACAGAAGTTTACTGGTAATCCTGAGATTCAAACAACTAGGATTCAAGCAACCAATGACAAGGCTAATCAAGACTATCTTGAGCAGCTCCTACAAAATATTCAAGATGGAGTATTATAATGTTAGTATCACTGAATTCATTTAGATTATATGAGCTTGTTAAGAAGTATGCTCAAGTTGAGGACAAACACATACTAGTAATTGATAATACTAAATGGTTTTATCTTGATGCTGCCAAGCAGACACAAGTCAAGGACTATCATACTGAGATACCAACTGATGAGGTTGGTGAGATATTCTCTAATAATATTACATGTTATGCATTTGATACTCAGACTATAGCCACAGAGACAGCACATACGTGGTTACCAAAGAATACAGATCTAGCTGATAAGGATTTCTTCATTGAATGTTATGTTGTTACTCCTTCTGGTGGGATACCATACACAAATGATGATGTAGCAAATCCAAATCCTGATCCTGGTTGACAAATCCACCATCATCATGTATGATGGTTATATGAAAATTGACACTCTAAGCAGAATCGTTGGGTCAGTCCTAGTGGTTACTGCTTATTTTATTATAGTTCACGTTAATGTGGTCATTGGTACAATGATACATGCAGTTGCATGTCTCATGAGCATACCATTCTTTATTAGAACAAGAGCTTGGGATGTAGTAACAATGCTATCATTTATGACATGTGTATCATTTACTAAATTCGCATTATGACATACACTAGTAGGAAGTTTCTCGGTCCTATTTTATATGAGACAACAGAGCATTATTCTTTATCCTCAGATGAGAGAGGGTACATCAGATCCACCATGATAGGTAGAAATAGTGAAATTATAGGTGGTGGGAAACGACATAGTAGAGATCTTCAAATTCTTAAGCGTGAGGAGCTATCATCTCTTAGTCAATGGATTCAAGGACATATTAATAACTTTGCACATGATGTGTATAAGATTGTTGGTGATGTTGAGTTTTATATTACAGACTCGTGGGTTAATCATTTAATGCCAGGAGTAGAACATACAATGCATCAACATTCTAATAGTATTATATCTGGTGTATTCTTTATTGGTACTGAGGGTAATCAACCATTATATTTTGGTACTGATATTAATGAAGTATTTCGTGGATTTGAATTCCCATACGGTGATATGATGTATGAGAGTGTAGACCATGAAGATGGTAAGTTGGTTATGTTCCCATCTAAGGTAGCACATGGTGTGCCACCTGTGGAGCTGGATCGTTGGTCATTATCATTTAACACATTCTTTAAAGGTACAGTTGGTGGTGGTGATGGTGTTAATATAGGATATGGTAACCAACTCACGTTAAAATAGGGACACATTACAAAGTGTCACAAGCCCCCTATACAGGGGGTATTTTAATGCTATTATATAAATGTTGAGAGATCACTAGGTTTCTAACTACTAAGACATCAACGCAAGGCAGGGGTGAGCAACAATTCAGGAGCGTCTTAGATCGCACACTGTGGACAACTGCTCTTTATGTTTGGAGACCTCTTGTACTGCTGATG